TTCGTAGCATACCAAATCCGACCTTCCATGTTACGACCAATTCCTACCATCTTCATTTTTCCTGTCTTTTTCAACTTACCCGTTTCTACGGGGACTATCTTTTTTGTTTCGTTAAACAGAAAGCGAGTGGCACGGCGCATCCCTTTTTCGAATCTGGTGTATAGATACTTTTCATATCGTTTTTTATGCTCAAAAAACGATTTAGGTGATTGGATGCTGAACCGGATCATTTACAGGAACGCTTTTCTTATGTAGAATCGCACTTTGAGGTCAGGGGAGCTTGTCAACTTGCGTATGGGTTTGGCTCCTGCGTTTTCAGATGGGTTCGTGAGGCTTGTCATATCTGACACAGAACCAAGGCACAGCCAATCACCTTCAAACATCTCTTGACCTACGAATACTTTGTGATTTGTTTCAACTGTTTCACCTTTATCAGTGCGAACAGTGTTCTTGGTGTTGTTCCATCGCACCTTCACAGCGATACCTTCTTCAAAGGTATCGTTACCAAACGAGTCCAAAGAACCTGTGCGTCTAAAATAGACGGCGTTCTGTTTTCTGATACGTGTTTCAAAACTCATGGTGTTCTATATGCGATGTGTTTAAGCGAAACTTTACCAGACTTGGCGTTCTTGCTATTGTTGTTCACAGCTGCAAGGTTTCCTTTGTGGTCGAGTGTCATGGCTTGCTGTCCATAACTTGTATGTTCGAGACCTGTCTTTGTCTCACCTTGATACTTGACATCTACGTCATCGGCACCTTCCTTCTCAGCCCTTGGGTCTCGGATAGAGTAGAAGTGTGCAGACAGCCATCGTTCAATTAACTCAAGAAGTGCGTCTGAGTAACTAGATTCAAGACATACTGCATCTACTAAGGCGTTCGCTGCCTCCATCGCAAAGTCTATGTCACCCGCATTGATAGTGTCATCGAGTTCAATAATCTTTGCTACGGCTAGTTTTGATGTTCTAATCATGGTGTTTAAGAAAAGGCCGAAGTCCCATTACGAAACTTCGGCCTTAGTTTTTAAGAAGAAGGGAAGTTACGAAGCTTGGTGGTTTTTGATAAATGCTTCCACTGACGCTTTCTTCTTGAAAGTGCCTTTGTTGAGTTTAACAGAAGGTTCAGTTTGCGAGGTGATGGTGTATTCACCTTCGTTACTCAAGAAGACAAAGAGGTCTTTGTCCACAGCCGAAGGAAATGACTTTTTGGTGACATTCTTACCAAAGTCAACTTCAGGCTCTTTGGTGGCGTCATCCTCTTTGGCGGGAGGCGGTGTATCCTCTTCGTCCTCGTCAGGAGCAGGTGCAGAATCTTCGACACGCTTAAAGCGGTGTGGGAAGATGCGGTCGAGAGCTTTGTCAGAGGGAACCTGACTGCCTTTGGTGTATAGCTTACCGTCAAGAACGTGAGAGCCTGCGAGAAGAATGAATAAAGTTTTCATGTGTGTTTTTGTGTGCGATTAAATGTTAAAAGAAGTGGGGAGAAAGGGCGGGAGCGGTTAAGCCCCCGCCCCTTGTAAGGGGTTCCTGTTTCGTTACACAGAACCATGCACGACGCCGCAATTGCCGTTGATGTCGCAACGCAGTTGGGGAATCACGCTAGCCATAACCTTGAAGTTGAACTGCATACCACCATGAGTTTCCCATTGGACGGTTGTAAAGTCAATTCCAACCACCGAGCGAATGGTTTGGGTGGACTTTTGAACCAGAATCAACTGGAAGCCAGTCAGTTGGTCGAGGGTGATGACGTCGGAGATACCGTCGATCTTGCGGAGGCGGTCGCGCAAGGTCTGGTTCGGGTTGTTCCCTCCAGTCTTGACGTAGTCGCGGTCGAGGTATTGGTCCCAAGCGGTGCCAGCAACAAGCATCCAAGGACCGAAGTTCTTGGCAGTGACGCTTGCTTGCTTCATGGCGAGCACGTCGTCAACTGTCTTGGTGGGGTCCCAACCGCCGCCGGAGGGGTCGTCGATGGTGTAGGTGATGCGGTCTGGGAAGTTGGTGATGCCGTAGATAACGCCGCCGCCGTAGGAATACGGATTCACGTTGCCGATGTGGAGGTCGTCAATCTTCTCAGCCACACGACGGGTAGAAGCTTCAATCATCGACAAGTCGAGAGGGGAGCCGCCACGACGAGAGGCGAGAATCTGACGAACAGAGAAGTTAAAGTCGCTGTGGATAATCGGCATCGGCAAGTTGACGATGTCGAACTCAGGGCGATCAGTCTTCCCTTGGCGAAGACCGTCCATGCTCATAGAGGCTTCGCCTGGATCGGTCATGCGTTCAGTCGAGAACACAGTGGTTCCGAGTCCGCCGCCAAGCTTGTATTCAAGTCCAGAGCTACGAATAGCTTTGACGAGCTTCAAGCGTTCGCGGGCAACCGTGTGGACGGTCTTGTCAAACTCGCGCCAGTCTTCGAAACGAAGGGTGGCATTGTTGCTGACAATGTTTTTGCCGTTGATGGTGACCATCGAGCGTCCGTTTTTGTCGATAAAAGGACGGAGGGCACTGATGTCGCCGTTGCAGGCGAGAATTTTCTGAGCTACGTCGCCTTGGGCGTGTCCATTAAGAACGTAGTCTACGTTAGCAGGATGTTTCATGTTTTTGTTTGTCTAAGTGATAGGTTGATGGTTTAGTAAGCGCGAACTTCGCCAAGTCCACCACCTGCGACAGCAGTGTAGTCAACAGCGGTTTCGATCTCACCGAAAATGGCTTGTTCAAGCACAGGAGCGACACCAGCCGTAGTCGCTACGGAGGTAGGAGCTTCGGTGATACCAGCGGAGGTTACGTCTGCTGTGGCGACGTTGAGTGTCGCGTCGTTAGCAGCTTCAACGCGGGCGGTGAGCACGATAGCAGTTGAAGAGCCTCCAACAGTAAAGTGGGCATTGATTGTGCTGTTCGCGGCAAGAGCGGTTCGAGCCAATCCAGCCCAAGTGGCCGCAGTGTCGCCATTCGTGACAGCAAAAGGAACAACTACGTTGGAAGCAAACAAAGCTGACGATACAGTAACACTTGCGTTGCCCGTCGAGGAAACACTTCCAGCGGCGGTCGCGGTGGTGACCTGTTTGGTGCCGAGAGAGCGACCAGATAGAGCGGAGAGCTTCTTCAGTTTGCCGTCGCCAGCACTGATAAGCTTGTCGCCAATGGCATACGAAGCACTTCCAGTCAAGCGAGCTTGTAGGATGGAGTCGCGGGATGGGACGGCGGTAAAAACAATGTCGCCAGACGCATAAGAGTCTGAAACAGTTTTACCTTGAAGCGCGTCTTCCTTTGCAACCATGAAGGGACCGGATCCGCCTTCAACATTGTGAACAGCAACGACACCCGTCGAGGTTCTGCGAAGTAACGATCCAACGATAGGAGTGCCAGTCCCTGTCAATTCATCGTGGCTAAAGTGTCCACGAAGGCAGATAGTCTTTTTAGACATAATTCAGTTTTTCCTTAGTTAGTTGTTTGTGTTGATTGTTTACTTCCAAGAGAGGGAAGGAACTTCGAGGGTATCGGCTTCTTTCTTGTCTTGGTTGGTGACTGGAGCCTGACCACCATAGTTCAAGAACGAATCTTCGTTGTTGAGGTCGGCAGCGGGCGTCGGGGTGGCCAACTTCGCAAGAGCTTCGAGTTGGTTGATGGTCATCGCAGACAGTTGCTCGTCGGTGAAGGTATTGTTGGCGTTGGCCTTGATAGCGTTGACGGCAAGTGTCTTTTGCTTGGCGAGGGTCTGACGACCAAAGGCAAGGGCTTCGGCATCTTCCTTGTTAAGGACAGGAGCGGCGACGGGAGCGATAGGAGTTTTGGGTTCTTCCTTGTTGGTAATGGGAGCTTTTTCTGCTCCGACGAAACTTTGGAGTCGCTCGACGGAAAGTCCTTCGAGATACTGTTTGTCAGTTTCGTTGAATCCGCTGTTGGCACCGTTGCCAATCAGTTTGTTGATTAGTTCTGTTTTGTTCATGACTGGAGATTTTTCTTGGTAGGTTACGACTCTGACAACCTCAGTAGGTTCGGAAGTCAAAGTCACAATGTTGTTTTCGATGTTGTATGTAACCTTATAGAAAGTAGAAGTGCAAGAGTAAATTACGAAATTAGAAAAAACATCTTCTACCCAAGGATACGATTCAGCGTCTTTTTCACGACACTTAGTGCGAATAAGTGCTTGGAGTTGTGTTTGGGTGGTTCCAAACGAAAGGGCGTTCTGGACAATTAAGTCAAACTTCTTTTGAAGTGCTTTGGATACGTCTGTGGAAAGCTTTTTGGTTCCTTTGTTTTCACTGTTACGAATAAGCCCCGCGCCATCTGCAACGGAGCAAGCCCCAACGGAATCAGGAAGAATAGCAAGGTGGTCTGGTTTGAAGTTCGTGGCAACATAGTCGTATGGGGTGCCGTTGTAAAAGCCAGCTTTTGCGACGTTGTCGACAAAGAGTCCTGTTGACACCTCCATCACCGTTTTTTCGTCAAGAGCCTCGTTCACACGGTTGTCCACCAAGGCCGCTTTGTCAGTGTTAATCCACGCTTCAGCACACAGGCGGGTTTTCTTGTTCTTCACATCAGTGTGGGCATTCATGATGATGCCTACCTTGTGCGTTTCAATGACAGTGGGGTCGCAAGCACTGACACCAGAGCCATCAACCATCGGGTGGTTAACGACAATCGGTTTGTGGTTCCAGACGGAGGGTGTGTCCTTTAATTCTTCAGCTGAGTAGAAGAGAGGGCCATTGCTTCCGTTGTGAATACCTTCGGTCATCATAACCATCGGAACCACTTTATATTTGATGCCTTCAAGTGTCTCTTCGCGAACAGACGCCGCTGTATTGATAGTAAACGACAGCTTCTGGAAGTCTGTCGCCGGATTTGGTTGTTCTTTGTTTACAACAAGTTTTTTGACTTTGTTTGGTTTCATAGTGTGAAAAAGAAAAGGTGCCGCTGTTGAGCGGACACCTCGTTTGGTGTCTTTCTGTTGAAAGACGATGTTACTTACTTAGTCAACACTAATTGTGCTTCTTTACTATGATATACTCGTTCTGTATCGTGGCAATGATGTCATCAACAGCTACTTTTGTCTTGTCTCTACCACACACAGCATCAAAAACACGACGAAAATAACCTTTAGGAGCACAGTATCTGTTTTTTAATAGAACAGCTAATACATCTGCACACACCGTATGGTCTACGTCGTAAACACGTTCAACAAACTCATTATAGACTCTAGACTGTGCTGAATGCAACGACCCCATCTGCAAAAGCAGCCCTTCAATGTCAGTTGCTTTTAAGTCAAGCTCTTCAGACGTCGGCTCTTTCTGTTCAGCTTCTTTTTGCTTTTGAGAGGCTTCAACTTCCATTTCTAGAAACTTAGCCTGACACTCTTCGTAAGACCTGTCGAGTCTTGTGGAGATAGTCTTGTTTTTGTAGACAGAGCCAGACCAGTTGAAGAATAAATACTTCAACTGTTCAGGATCCCAATTAGAGTTTCTTTCCATGTTTGTAAGGGCGTTTGGTGTTATACTTGTGCTTCGCTACAATGATTTCGCCAAGGTTGTATCCATGTGCTGCGACCCAATCCATAACACGGATAACAACATCAGCCAATTCAACTTGGTTGCCGGGATATTGCGTAAGATGACTGTCAGGAGTGTTTCCGGCTCTGTCATTTTCGAGAACTTCAGCCAACTCAGATACCATCAACATATAAGCTTCGCCAGCGTTGCGTTCGAGCTTCTTGTTGATGGCTGCATACTCTGGACTGTCCAATCCATACTTGTCAGCGACATCACCACTAATCTTAGCGAGAACAGGATCTACATCCCACCATCCGTGCGCGACGGCGTTATTATGCACCGTTCCGGCAAACTCATTGAACAGATGAATAAACGCCTGTTCATTGGTTGGTTTGTCTATAAGTTGGCGCCCCCGAAGGTTATCAACTTTGACAGTTATTTCTGTTTTTAGTTCATGCACCATGTTAATAACATGGAACATTTCTTTTTGCATCTCTTCGCTCACACCCTTAGAAGAGGCGAGCTTGTTGATGTAGTCTACAATTTGTTTAGGTTGCGTCATAGCTTTTTACAATCTTGGCTTTTCTTGTTTCTTTGGTTTAATTGTCCACGCACATCTGCAATTTGGATGAAGTGGTATGAGTCCCCTTGCTTCGTCCAGAGTAAAGGTCTGTCCTGCGTAGGAAGCACATTCTTCGCATACCTTGTCATCACCGGCTGTAACCCACTCTGCAACGACTGACACGTTCTTTAATCCAAGTGAGGCATACGCATCGAGTTGCCCTTCAGCTTGTGCCCGAACAATTTCTGTGCGAGCTATCAGAGTAGCACGATGCTTAGACATGCTTTCGATTTCCAACACCATTTTCTTTGCAATGGTTTTGATACTGTTTCTTGAGGCAAAGCCATCAACAAGGATTCGATTGAGTTTTGTCTTCATCGCTGCGTTCAACCCAACCAACTCATCAAAAGTCCTAGATGCCAGTATTCGAGCCTTGGCAGCTTTCTCAGGGTGTAGGAGTATAGAACGCACAAACTGTTTCTTGGCGGAAGAATAAAAGGCGACATCCCTTGGCTTGCCTCTCCCCCTTGGCACCTCTGAATAGGCTCTTGAAAGCCCCTTCTCGTAGGCTTTCCTTATGTATGTAGCCGTCCACGCAGTTTGCTCTTTACCGTTTTTAAAGACAACCGCATTCATCTGGGCTTCAAGCCATTCATTGAATGCTTGCTTTTTTGCTTCAGAGCTTGTGAAGGCAAATTCGCTTTTGGCGTTTACGCTAAGAACAACTGAACCAGAGTTGAACACTTCTCTAGTGCCTTTCGCTTCCAGGTCCAAGCCAAGTGTGTCTTCGGTCACCATCCACCACCAAAGCATCTTTTGCAGGTCTTTGTAAGCAGAAACTAACTTTTTAGAAAAAGCCGCACGAAGGGTATTCGTGCGGCTTGGGTCGACATTTAGTGGGTTCATGTTCAGCTGTTTTCAATTTTGGCCCTAGAGGGTCTAGTTGTCTTCGATGTCTTGGTTGGGTCTGTCGGAGCCATAGCCATCTCATCGTTGGGGTCTAGTGGGTCTGGGAGGTCCAAGTCGCTAGAACCAACATTCGTAATAATCATGTCAGCTTGCTGTTCTGTAAACTGGCAGACGTGGATCAAGAAGTCTCTTGGGTCCATTAGAGCGGAACCACCGCCCTCGATGTAGGTGATGAAGGCTTCTGCAGTTGTTTTTGCGATGGCCGCTTTATCTTTTTCTGTTCTGGTGTATAGGTTGGGCCAGGATATCTTGACACCTTCTT